GAGGGTATTACTTAGAATGTTACAAAAGTGTTACAATTCCCCAAATGGATATGATTGAAGATATTAAAAGCAATTAACACTTGTTTTGCAGTTTGAAAGGTGTTATAATGAATTATACCTGATTGGGTAAATAAATATAAGGTGGGATAAGGTGTGGGTATCCTTAACTACAAAACTCTGGAAGCGTTCTATCAAGACTATACTCCCGGTATTGGTTATCCGAAGCTGCTCATGTATAAGCGTAGGTTTTCTGTTACTATCGGTATGATTGCTCTTGCCCCGGATTCTATAGCGGTTATTTATCAGAGCATTAGCAAGACCGGTAAACCAGTTGGACAAGTGTTTGTGAGTGATAGCATGGACAAGCTATACCCGATCTACCTTGATTTATAATTCTGGGTGGTGGTTACGGTGAATTATAAGTATACTCTATATTGTAAACCCGGTTGCCTGTTTAGGCCCGGGATACATTACTTATCTATTGGAGAGTGGATTACCGACCCCGGTTATCTGGTGCTTTCTCATGGTATAATGTCCGGTGAAGAATATAGGCATTTTAAGGCACAAAAGAAGATACCAATATATCAAGGTGTTTCGTTTGCTTGGATTGGACTATATCCGGCACATGATAGCAGACGGTATCCGTTAACTCAGTTTTGTGGTTATCTTCATCGGTCAGATGATAATACATGGAAGGGGTTTATAAATGTTGGATAAATATAATTTTGATATAGGTGTGTGGTACATGACTAAAGATTATAACGATTTGTTTCGGGTAGAAAGGAATGGTTCTAAATGGAATGTTGTTAGTTATGCAGATTGGCGAGTTAGATTAACTTCCAGTTTAAAAAGTGTTATGGAATATATGGATAATGCTTGTATATCTCATAATCATATAAAAAAGGAGTTGGATAGATATGGCAAGTAAGTATAGCGAGTATAGCAGATTACGCAGCATAGCAAGAAAGAGAGCAGAGCGTTTAAGTGATGTTGGGTTAGCTTCTTTGGTGGAGTTTCCAACAGTTAAAGAATTGAAAGAACTTGGTATATCCCCGGTGCAAGCGGTTAAGGGTGTAGAAAAGTATCTTTCTTCACCAACTAAGACCCGGGAATTTAAAAAGCTTGCAGAGTCACAAAGGCCGGTCTTCATTCCTTCATCTACTGGTGTTATTGTAACAAGTAAGGAAAAAGAAAAAGCAGAAAGACGGAAAGAGCAGAACCGGCAGAGCAGCAGAAGATACCGGGAGAGAATACGCAGCCTTAGTAAACAGGAAAAGAGCTATATCAAAGCTGCTCGGACTCTGGGCCTTCATATCACCCCGGCTAATGCTAAAGCGTTTGCTGAGTATATGGATTTCCGTTTTGCTCAAGGTGGGGATTCTGTTCATTATCGGGTGGCCCGGTATGTAGAGGACTATATGAGTGTTATTGCAAAGAAAGGTTATACTCCTAATGAGATACTTGGAGATTTTAACCAGTTTCTATCTGATAGGGCCGTGCTTATGCAGAACGCTGAGAACATGAACGGATTACCGGCAGATGCTATTGACCAGATGTTTGAAGAATTTATAGAGTCGTAAGGGTGGTGTGGTTGCATTGTTTGCGTCAGTGCAAGAGGTTAACTTCTACGCAGAGTTAACCAAGTATGGTTATATAGAGCATAAGAAAAGAGCAAGAAAACCTTCGCCGGCTTCCCGGGATATAATCAACATTCTATGTGCGTTTGATATTGAAACAACCACTTTAGAATTACCTATAGTTGATGATAGAACACAAAATGCTCATGCTTTTATGTATATTTGGCAGTTTCAGTTTAATGATATAACTATAGTTGGTAGGACTTGGGAAGAAGCAGAGCAGTTATTTATTTCGTTATCCGATGCTTGTAAAAGGTATAGGAAAGAAAAGCGGTTAGACGATCTTCCTATTATAATAATATGGGTGCATAACTTAGCGTATGAATTTCAGTTTCTATCTGGTATATATGCGTTTCAGAATGAAGAATGTTTCTTTAGGGACATTCGTAAACCGATATATTGTAAAATGTTTAATTGTTTGGAATTTAGGTGTAGCTATATTCAGACTAATATGAGTCTATCTCACTTAACAAAACAATTAGGGGTTAAAGCTAAGTTATCCGGACAGAAATATGATTATAGTAAAATTCGGTTTCCGTGGACTCCATTAACAGATTATGAGTTGGAATATTGTGCTACCGACGTTCAATCTTTGGTGGAATGTATGCGGATTAAGATGGAGAATGACGGAGATAATCTTCAGACTATTCCACTTACTTCTACCGGGTATGTTCGCCGGGATTGCAAGCAAGCTCTTAAGCCTTTGTATTTGGATATAAAGGAACTTCTTCCCAATGAAAAGCAATATAGATTATTAAGGAAAGCTTTCCGAGGCGGGAACACACACGCTCATAGAAAGTATTCCGGAAAGATACTGGACAATGTCTATAGTTATGACATGAGCAGTTGCTACCCAGCACAACAACTAACTAAAAAGTTTCCAATGAGTCCTTTTAGGTGGATAGACGATAGATTAACTTTTGATAGAATAAAGCGGTTTATTGATTTGGGTTATGCCGTTGTGGGCCTTTATCAGTTTAAGGGGTTGCGATTAAAGAAAATGGTTTCTATACCTTATATAAGCTTGGCCCGAACAGAAGCTTATGGTTTCCAGTTGGATAACGGTAGAGTATTAGAAGCTGAATATATCGAAATGGCATTAACTGAGATTGATTTAAAGATAGTGCTTAAACAATATACTTTTGATGAAATACAAGTACAGACCGCTATGGTGGCCCAGAAGCATTATCTGCCGGAAGAATACCGTAATGTTATTATTAAATACTATGAAAATAAAACAAAGCTGAAGGGAGTAACAGACCCGGAGCAGATATACCTCTACCAGAAAAGCAAAGAAATGCTTAATGGTATTTACGGTATGTCAGCACAAGACCCCATCCATGCTGAGATATTATACAATGGTGGAGATTATACCCGGTCTGATTATACTACCGGAGATGCTGAGAAGGTACTAAGCAAAGCCAAGTTTCCGTACCAATGGGGAGTATATACTACTGCATATGCAAGAGCAGCTTTACAGGAAGCTATAGATGCTGCCGGAGCTGCTATGGTCTATTGTGATACAGATTCGGTTAAGACTCTGGGCCGGGTAGACCTTTCCTATATAAATAGGAAAAGACAGGCAGCAGCAGAAGCAAGTAGAGCTTTTGCCGATGATCCGAAAGGAAACCGGCACTATATGGGGGTGTTTGAATTAGATGGTGTGTATGACCGGTTTATAACTTGTGGTGCTAAGCGGTACGCATATGAAACCGATGGACATATGAGTATAACGGTATCCGGTGTTAGTAAAGCGGTTAACGAAGCTACCGGGATTAGTTTTGCGGTAGAAGAATTGGGGAAGCTTGAAAATTTCCATGAAGGGTTTATTTGGCGAAAGAGTGCCGGAACTATGTCGGTCTATAATGATGATGATTTATTTGATTATACCGACCCGGAAACAGGAAAGACGGTACAGATTATAAAGAATGTAGCAATTATACCAACTACTTATGAAATGACCTACGCTAAAGATTATAGAAGACTCTTACAAGAGATTGACCTTTATGGGGAATACAAAAGTAAAAGGGAGTGAAAGTTGTGGGTAAGCTCTATGTTAAAGAAGGTTGGGTTAACTGGGAGTATATATTAGATCAGGGTGCTGCTTTTACTATGGTAGTTGGAGCAAGAGGAACTGGTAAAACCTATGGACTTATGAAAGAATTGATAGAAAGGCAGCAGCCTTTTATATACCTTCGCCGGTTAAAGACCCAGATTGATAATTGTGGTAAGGTAACCGGAAACCCTTTTAAGCGGTTAAATATGGATGGCGGTTATAATATACTCCCCTACTCTGTTGGGGGAAATATCGAATTTAGGAAGGACGATAAAAACGGAGAGATTGTAGCGGTTGGGGTGGCCCTGTCTACAGTCGCTACTATTCGGGGTGTAGACTTCTCAGATTATAACTATATTCTGTTTGATGAAGCGGTAGCTATGGTAGGGGAGAAACCTATAAAGAATGAATTTGAAGCGTTCTTAAATTTTTATGAAACTGTGAACAGAAACCGGGAGATAATCGGAGAGAAACCGGTACAAGCAATTTTACTTGGAAACGCTAATAAACTTAGTAACCCATATTTTACCGGTTGGCATTTTATGAAGACTTCTTTAAAAATGCTCCGGGGTGGTCAGATGGTGTACCGTACTCCAGACAATACCCGGTTAATGATTATGTTGCAAAATTCCCCCATTTCTAAGAAGAAAGCAGAAACTGCAGCATACCAGAACGGTAGTGAAGGGTTTTTAAGTATGGCACTTGATAATGCTTTCAGAACAGATGAAACTAAGATTAAATCCGAACCGTTAAAAGAATACAATCATATTGTTAGTATTGGGGAGATAGGGATATACCGGCACAAATCAGAAAGACGGTATTTTGTTTCCAGTAAAGTACAGACCCCATACTATGATGATTTCGGTATTCAATTAAAGATGTTCAGACAGGATTTTATAATGCTACGGGTTAATTATTTGATTTCTAAAAATATTCTGTTTGAAGATTATGAAAGCGAATTGTTATTTAGAGAATATTTTGATTTGAACTAAAGAAATTGCTTGCAATTCAGAAAGTTTATAAATATAATAAGAATATGAAGGGAAAGACGCACACCCTTCCAATATTAAAGAATAGAGAGGATTGAAAGTTATGGAACTGACCCCGGTAGAAAAATTCAAAGCTATGAACGGTGACGGTATTACCAATGTTAGAGAGTGTGAAGGACTTCTGATTAAGCCGGTGGCCTATCATACTCACACCTACGAAGCTCAGGATGGAACCGAGCATACTGTACTGGTTATCAAGAACGGTCTTGATAACTCCATGTACAAGACGGAAGTGCAAGCTTTCATCAAGAAATTCTTTGCTTACATGGAAGCTTTCGGAGAGCTTCCGGATTCAGAGAAACCGGAACTGGTGATTGTTCTCACCACTTCCAAAAAGGGTAACAAATATGTTACCTTTGATGTGAAGGATGCTTAATTGACAGTTTACTGTTAAATAAGTATTCTATAAAGGGCGGTTTACTCCTTCCCCAACGCAACACCCAGAAGGTGGGGGAAGCACTGGCGAGTGCATGAGAGGAGTAAACCGCTTCTTTTATTTTAGAAGAAAGGGGGATAAATATGGAAATGGATGCTATCGTATCTCTTTTTTCTAATTTGGCAGTTCCGGTTGCCTGTTTGATTGCTACTTTCTATCTTTGGAACAAAGAAAGAGAAGACCACAAACAGGAACAAAAGGAATTAACCGAAGCTATTGCTAACAATACTCTTGTTATGCAGAAGCTTGTAGACAAGCTGGGTGGTGATTAAGTGGTAACTGGTAAAGCATTTGCAAAACAGGCAGAGTCCGACAAGTACAACAATATCAAGTATGATAAACTTGATTGCCAAGGATTTGTCGAAAAGGTATTGTATGATTCTGGATGTCGGAAATCAAACGGTGAAGCGTACAATTGGAAGGGTTCTAATTCCATGTGGAGAAATGCCTTAATGTGGAAAGGAACACTGGACGAATGTAAAGCAGCCTTTGGAGAAATTCCGGTTGGTGCATGGGTGTTTAATCTTAGGTTTGATGGTGGGGAGAAAGACCGGGGTTATAATGACTCAGAAGGAAACGCATACCATGTTGGTATTTATGTAGGAAACAACAGTACAAGAGATTCTACCCGGATTAGCGGTAAAAGGGATGGTGTTGGTTATCGTCCTCTTTCTGAGTGGAATAGGGTTGGTCTATGTAAATATCTTGACTATGAAGAAAGTAATAAAGATAATGATAGTAGAAGGTTTAAGGAAATAATAGATGTTTTCCGGGCCTTACTTGATGAATTAGAGAGGATGGGCAATAATGGCATTTGAACAGATTACTTTTGAACAGATTGAAAAACTAATTGGTATGGGTTTCACCCCCGAACAAATTACTCAGCTCACTATTTCTTCCGTTAATCCCACACCAACGGAAGAAACCACCGGGCCGGAAGGGGAAGCTTCTGCTGGCCATCCTCTCAGCGAATCCCCTTCCGACCCCATTACCGAAACCCCTACTACCCAGATTTCCGAAACCACACCAGAAGCTCCGGAAGTTAAAGAGGATGCAAACACACAAGTATTAGCAGCTATCGCAGATTTAAAGAAAGCGGTACAAGCTAATAATATTAAAACCATGAGTGTTGACGGAGTAGACCCGGAAGCAGAATTAGAAGCTGCTATGTCCGAGTTAATCCGACCTTCACTGAAGAAAGGAGAATAAGCTATGTTGGGTTTGCTTTCTGTTCTTCGTGAAATTGTGGGTAAGCTTGAAGACATTGTAACGCAGCTTACCGCAATTGCAGCAAACACCACACCGGAAGATGCCGGTGGTAATGATCCGAGCGACCCCTAAACCAAATCTATTATAATAGGAAAGGAATGATAAGAAATGTCGGTAAACACTTTGACTTTTGAACAAGTTTCCAGTATTCTGACTTCCCTGTGTAAACAGGCAACAGGACAGACCGCTATCACCGCACAGACAGTGGGTGATTTTGTTAGCGTAGCTCAGACAACCCTTAGTGCCGGTAATGATGCCGTAATGAACGCTATCGGTAATGTGCTGGGCCGTACTATCTTTTCTATCCGTCCTTATAATGCCAAATTTGTAGGACTTGAAAAGAGTATTGACCGGTGGGGAGCTTATATGCGCAAGCTTTCCATTTCGGACAGTGATTGGGCAGATGATTCTGCTTATAAATACCCGGTACTGTATGATGCAACCGAAGACCCGGCTAACGGTGACGGTGAAACCGTTGACCAGTGGACGATTAAAAAGCCGGATGTGCTTCAGACCAATTTCTTCGGTCAGAGCATTTACGGTGACCATGTAACGATTACGGAAGACCAGTTGCAGACCGCTTTCCGTGGCCCGGATGAGCTTGGCAGTTTCCTTTCCCTTATCACTACCAACCTCTCTAACAGATTGGAGCTGAGTCGGGATGCTATTGCCCGTGGTCTGGTTTCTAACCTTATCGCTTCTCTGGTATCTGAAAACAATACCACCCGGGTTATCCATCTGCTTACCGAATACAATACCCTGTGCGGTCTGGCCGGTGACGATGCCCTTACCACTTCTACTGTATATCAGCCGGAGAACTTCGGGCCTTTCATGAAGTGGGTATACTCCCGGATTGCTGCTATCTCTGACCTTATGACGGAGCATAGCGAGATGTTCCAGACGATCGTTAATAGCAAGCATATCCTTCGTAATACTCCGCAGCCCCGGCAGAAGATTTATCTTTATTCCCCGGCCCGTCATCAGATTGATGCTCGTGTGCTTGCTGATACTTTCCATGATACCTACCTCAAGTATGCGGATGTGGAAAGCGTGAACTTCTGGCAGAGCATTAAAACTCCGGATACCGTCAAGGTGAAACCCAGCTATACCCACACTGACGGTACTGTGAAGACCCCCACCAATGCAGTTACTCAGGCTAATATCTTTGGTGTTATGTTTGATGAGGATTGCATGGGTTATGCACTGCTTGACCGCAGAGTTATCCCCACACCTATCAATGCTTCCGGTCTGTATCGTAATCTTTGGGTACACTGCAAGCAGAAGGTGTTTATGGATAACACCGAAAAGGCCGTAGTGCTGCTTCTGGACTAATAGCACTCCAATAACCGGGGAGTGGAGTTATTGCACTCCACTCCCCTTTAAGTAGGTGATAATATGGCAATAGCAGTTGATTTTTATACATTTTCTAAGAAGCGAAACAGTACTGCTTTTCCTACTACCGGTGCTACCGAGTTTAATATGGAACTGAAAACACCGACATCAGCTATTAACCCTACTGTGTGGATAGCAGCCAGAGATTTACCAGTACCTACCGCAGCACCTACTATTTATAACTATGCGAGTATACCGGCTTTTCAGAGAAAATACTTTGTTAAAGATTGGGTGTATAATGCCGGTATCTGGGAAGTTAGTTTAATGGTGGATGTTCTGGGAAGCTGGAAGACCGCTATAGGAGCTACTTCTTGTTATGTAGAAAGAAGCTCTTTCACTTTTAACGGTAATATTATGGATTCTCTATATCCAGCTAAAACAGATTTTAATATTACTCGGGTTATTGCTTCGTGTGCTTGGAATAATATAGCACCTTCCGGCGGTTGCTATGTTCTGGGATGTATTAACTATCAAAGCTCTAATAGCGTGGGTGCAGTTACTTATTATGCCGGTAACCAGTCTGTATTAAATTCAGTCCTTAATTTTCTTTTCGGAAATTCTATTTATTCCGCAAGTAATATTACTGAAATTGGACAAGGTTTATACTCGTCCTTCTTTAATCCTTTCCAGTATATAGTATCATGTATCTGGTTTCCTTTTTCCGTTGAAACTTTCGGAAGTAGCCAAACAGATATAAAAGTAGGGTATTGGAGTACCGGTATAAATGCTATTATGGTTTCTAATTTGGCTCATAAAACATATGTAACAGCCACAATACCCGACCACCCACAAAAAGCCACTAGAGGAAAGTATCTAAATCATGCACCTTATACTAAACTGACTCTATTTATTCCGCCCTTCGGAAATATCCCTATTGATACCAGATATACCGAAATAGGTAATTATCTTTATAGCCCTGTGTATATCGACCACATTACCGGAGAAGCTACTATAAGAGTTAATATTACTGCTAGCTCCAGTAGTTTATCCGATGAACACCCAATTACAGAACGGACAGCTATGCTGGGTGTGCCTATACAGCTAGCTCAAGTTATGAACGAATACACAAAAAGCCCGACCGGTATGTTAAGTGATATGCTGGCAGAAGGTATTCTTTCGGTTATTGGTACTACTGTCGGTAGCTCGATTAATTGCAGCACTCCAACAGTTACTACTTCCGGTGCAAATGGGTCATTTGTAAATTTCACCATGCCCCCTAGCCTAATTGTTGAACACGCAAGATTAGTTAATGAAGATAACTCCGATTTCGGAAGGCCATTAATGGAAGTTAAAACCATTAACACAATACCCGGCTATATTAAAGTTGTTAATCCTCACCCTGCTATCTCTGTTACTGATGATGAATTGCAAATGATTTCTAAATACATGGAAGAAGGATTCTTCTATGAGTAGGTGATATTATGCAAGCTACTCTGGTTAATGGCTGGTACTTAACCACAGATACCGGTGGGTCAATGGGAACAACCAACACCAGCGGAATAACTCAAAAGCAGATAACTAATGCTACCAACGTATATAATTATTTTTCCGCTTTGGGTTGGAGTGATTCCGCTATAGCTGCTATTATAGGAAATATGCAGCTTGAAAGCTGGTTATCCCCGGCCTATATTCAATCGGGCAACCGGTCGCAGCTTCCAAACAGTGCTGCTAATTTATCAGATGTTCCCAACAGTGTAATGTTAAATTTCTATGGAAGCAGCGGTTACGGTGTTGGGCTTGTTCAATGGGATGGATATACTTCCACATCCCCAGCCGGACAGAAGTTAGTAAGCTTTGCGGAAAGATACGGCCTTAACTGGTATGATGGTAATACACAATGCTACAGGATTCAAAGAGAATACGAAACAAATATACAATTCCAGCCCGGTACAGTAGATGGTATATATTGGACTTGGGACAGCTTCGTACATACCACCGAAACACCGGAGAAAGCTGCACACGCTTGGAGAGTCTGCTATGAAGTAGCAGACCCGGGTACAGATTCAACAAGACAAAGTAATGCTAGATACTGGTATGATTATTTTTCCGGAAGTCCACCAGAACCGCCAGAACCGCCTGAGGATTGGATAACCGGTGCAGCCTTTTCAACTCTTGCACTGGCATATAATCCAGATGTCACAGGTGTTGACATTCCATATTCACAAGCTGATTGTATTCAATTTGTCCAAATGGTTTGGAAAGATATACAAGCAGTTAATCCATCTTGGGTTTTATGTACACCGTTGGGAACAAATACCTTATGGAGATGTAATACACAGGATTACCCCTCTTTGACTAAAACATTTTCCACAACTTCACCGAACGGACAGAATCCGACACCGGTATTGTGGTGGAAAGGAACTATTTCCGAATGTGAAGCACAATACGGAAGTATTCCAGCCGGTGCGTTGCTATTTCATCAAATAAGCGAACAAGGGCCACCGGCTATACCTTCACAATATGCCGGAGATGGTATAGGAAACTTTGCCCATGTTGGGATATATTGCGGTAATAATCAAGTTATGCAATCAGGCGGAAGGGATTCCGGAAGCGTACCCGGTGGGGGTGTTCACTTATCAACGTATGATAGCTCCGCTTGGAATTATGTAGCGTTTGTATGCTATGTAGACCCCACCGGTGGCACTCCAGAACCACCGGGCCCAGAACCAGAAGTTTTCCCTGTTTGGTTAAAACTTTTAATTTTGAAAAGGAGAAAAGAAAGATATGGGAAACGATATTTTTAATATCTCAGTTCCGGCAGTTTACGATACTAAAAATCTGTATAATGCTCAGTTCTCACCAAGTACCGTACACTGCAAAAATACAAGACTCCAACGATACTTTAGACGGTATCTGATGCAGAAAGCTATTTCGGTTTTCAAATGGAAAGTACCGGAGCATTGGGATTTAGATTACTTCCTTTATACCCTGTATGGTTATGGGTATTGTGCAGTTCTTAATACAGATGAATTTGGAGTTATTCCCCAGTGGGGTGCTTTGGGTGGGTATAATGTTTTCTACCGCCCAACATATGTTATGATTACCAACCCACTAATCAAGGGAATGAAAAAGCCTACCATTGGTATTGATTGCACAGTATTAAAGCTGCAACCAGATTACGGTAGTATCATGGATTTGGTGGACTATTATGCAGATATGATGGCCCTATGTTCTGAGTCCATTAGTATTAACCTTATCAATTCCCATGTGGCTACCGTCTTCCCGGCTGCTAATAAATCTGTTGCAGAGTCCTACAAGAAAATGTATGATAAGATTTCTTCCGGTAACCCGGCAGTGGTGGTAGATAAAAACCTTTTTGACGATACCGGAAAACCTACTTGGACTCCATTCCAAGCTAATCTGCAACAGGAATATATAGCAGATCAAATCTTAGCAGATATGCGAAAAATTGAAGCTATGTTTGATACTGATGTTGGTATCCCCAATGCTAACACAGACAAGAAAGAACGATTGGTAACCGATGAGGTGAACGCTAATAACGTTGAAACCGCTACCCGGTGTGAGCTTTGGCTTGAGCAGCTACAAGCAGCTTGTGAGGAAACAAATACCATGTTTGGTATTGATATGTCTGTTGATTGGAGAGTAGACCCGAAGACAGATATTGAAGATAATTGGAATGAGGAAGGGAGTGATAAAGAATGATGCGGTTTTGTTCGCCTTCTACTATGAGTGTTCTTGGCCTATACAAGTATGATAACACTCTGTTTAATAACATGGCCTATCCAAGCGGGTTTACTACAGACGATAAAATAACCTTTCTTTATAACCTTTTGATGGAAGTAGCAGAACTGGAAGTTATTTATACCGATCCTTCCTTTATGAAGTTTGCTATTGAGAACTGGAGCAAGAAAGAGCTTTATACATGGAACAGAATATATGCTGCTGCTAATGCTGAGTATGACCCGATAGAAAACTATAACAGGATGGAAACCAGTACCGATACTACAGAAGGTACACGAAAGCACACCGGAACGGATACGACAACCAACTCCGGTACTGATACGGTAACCAACTCAGGCAAAGATACCACACAAGCAAGCGGTACGGATACCAGTAATAATACCGTTACTAACTCCGGCAGTGATGCTACCACCCGGCAGACCGCTGCATTTAATAGCACTTCTCTGGTGGACTCCGGCCGGGATAGTACTGCATATGGTCATGCACAAAGTACAAATGCTTCTCTTACTCATGGACAGAAAGAAGAATTAACTCATGGTCATGTAGAAGCAACTCAGCATGGTCTTACTATGGCAACCCAGCATGGAGAGCAGATTGCTGAAGACATGAAGATAACCCGGGAAAGTACCATTCATGGTAATATCGGTGTTACTACCTCGCAGCAGATGTTAGAGCAAGAGCTTGAAGTAGTACCTAAACTGAATGTTATTAACTATATGATTGATAGCTTTAAAAACCGCTTCTGTATACTTGTTTACTGATACCATAATAAATATACTATAATTAAGAGGTGATATTATGAGCTTTGAAAACTTCCCCTATACTAATTTCCATGAACTCAATCTAGATTGGATTATTCAAAAGGTAAAGGAAGCTTATAGCCCGGATAATCCCCCAGAGAATATTGTTCTCTCTGTTAATGGTGAGTCCGGTGATGTTATTCTGTATAAAAATGCTATTGTCCGTTTCCCCGATGTAGAGGAAGATAGTTGGAACATTCACCGGATGGCAGATAATACCAGTTCCGGTATCGAGTTTGATGTGGGTGACTCAGCAAAACGTATTGACGGTATAAACCGCTATCCCATTTACGATGCCGGCAACCCACCACCCTACCCTGTGAGAAGTGTAAACGGTCAGACCGGGAACGTTACTATTACCATTCCTGTTACCAGTGTTAACGGAATGACCGGAGCTATTACACTTTATCCTAATGCTGCAATTGCTTTCCCAGATGTAGAAGCTACTACATGGAATATGTACCGGGGTAGTGGCCCGGAAGGAAGCAGCAAGATTACCGGTATCCAATTCCAGAAGGATAACCCGGCTCAGCGGATTAACGGTACTGATAGATACAATGTATATGATGAGGGAAACCCACCCCCTTACCCTGTGACAAGTGTAGGTACGCTTACCGGTGCAGTTGCTATTCTGGACACGACCATTGTAGTAGATGGGAACACCCAGAAACTCAAGATAACATTCCCCGTTACAAGCGTAGACGGTAAAACCGGGGTAGTAGAAACTTGGGGTTATACTACGGACAGGGATGCGGTTTTGCCTATTGAAGCAGAAGCTAATGCATGGGGTCTGAAGCGTGAAGTTCCTTCCGGTCTTCTGGGTATTGATTTTGAGTATGATAGTTCCAATAATGTTTATGAAGGATACATCACTTTCAAGGCAGACGGAAGCAGTACAACCCAGAGAGTTAAAATTCTTACCCCGGCTGATATTCCGTCTTCTTCTGGTGTTGTTTCTATTAACGGTCTTAATGGTGTTGTTATCCTTACCGCTACTGATATTGCAATCGGTAATGGAGATAATACTACCACCGCTGCTGCTATAGCTGCTGCACTGGCAGATATGGCAGATACATGGTCTGACCAGAACAACTACCTACAGGGTGCTTACGTTATCTATAATAAGACTCTGTATAAAGCTACTGCTAATAACACTGCCGGCACATGGACAAGTCAAAGTTGGTCTGCTACCACTATTGCTGCTGAGCTTGCAGCAAGGGATACTGCTATTGCTGCTATTGCCGCCGATCTGACAGACAAGGTTAATGAAGATGTTATCACCCCCACCCCGGAAGACACATTGTATGCTTCTGAGAATTATAGTACCGATGATTATATCCTCATTCAAGGAAAGCTATATAAAGCTATTGCTTCTATCTCTGATGGAGATTTGTTTGATAGCACTAATGTCCAAGCCTGTACAGTTGGTGAAGAAATCACTTCGCTTTCTGAACATTTAACGAACATAACAGATATAACTTCCACGGTTACTCAAAATCAAAATACAGGCAGTTTGCATGTATATAAATGGAACAAAATGGTGCAAGTTGTACTTGATAGCAATGAAAATTATTGGCAGACAGGATCTACAATCATTGCTACCGGTTTACCGCTACCAAAAGGTGGATCTGCTACCACATATGTGGAATTATTTGCACCTCTAAATGATGCAGGCGGTTCGGGAAATGTTAACAATAATGTATGGATAAGCATCACTAACTATGGAGCACTTCGCGTATTAAATAATACCGGAAATCAGGTTGGTGGCAGTGCGAGGGTATTCGGATTAACTTATATGTGTGAATGAAATGATAGTACAAACGGATATTTCACTAAATGGTCATATTGACGAAACCCGGATTTTAAGTTATCCACTGTTTTCACAGTTTTTCCACAACTGTGTTAACATAGACTAATATTAAGAAAGGAGAAGTGAATATGGTTTACTATGTTCTGGAGTTCCAGACCGGTGAAAGCTCCGGTTCAGTTCTGCCGGTTGCCTATACTGACCGGGCCACCGCTGAAGCAGCTTATCACACTATCCTGTCTGCTGCTGCTACTTCCAATGTTCGTAAACATGGTGCTATGCTCTGTAATGAAGATATGTTCATTATCAAACAGGACATCTACACGCACTATGAACCCGAACCCACCGAACAGGACAATACCTAATTGTTCGTGTTCATCCTTCAGACCAGTGCTTAAAGTACTGGTCTTTTCTGTTGCTATCCATTTGGGGAATTGTAACACTTTTGTAACATTCTAAGTAATACCCTC